CAATTTTCAGCAATATGCCCAGCCGCAAGCGCAGGTCACGCCGCAGATGATGGGCAACATGATGATGGGGGGCCGCTGACATGGCCGGTCCGATGATGGGCGGTATGAACCCGATGCTGGCGCTGCTGCCGCCCGATCAGCAGCAGAGTTACATGCAGCTTCAGCAGCAGCAGGCGCTTGCGCAGGCCATGCTGCAACAGGGCATGCAACCGCAGGACATGGGACAGAACCCGGTCGGCGGTATGGCCTATCACGTCAGTCCGCTGAACGGCGTCAACAAGGTATTGCAGACCTATCTCGGCACGAAGATGGGGATGAATGCCATGGGCCAGCAGGCGCAGCTCATGGGGCAGATGTACGGCAACGCGTTCGGCACCAATCAGCCGCAGGCTCAGCCTCAACAGGCACCGACTGACGCAGGCGGAATGACGGATGGGCAATCCGGGCCGGGCGTTCAATCTATGCCGGTTTCGGCTCCCGGTGCGGCACCAAGCGGCGCGCAGATCGGCGCGGCCATGGGCAGCGGCGGTGCGCCGGCGCAAGCGGCACCGCAGCAGCAGATGCCGAACGGCGCGCTCACGCTCCCCGGCAAGACGCCGCAGCAATCCATGCTGCTGTTCAGCATGCTCGGGCCGGATGCATACGGAAAGATGCTCGAAGCGCAGACCGCGCCCACGGCGGCCACGCTCGCCGCGCGCCAGGGTGGCTTTGATCCGATGGCAGCGAATCAGCGCATGTTCATGCACGACTCCTACAACGCGCCGATCCAAGGCACCGGGATCATGCGTGACCCGTTCTCGCATCAGCCGGTGGCGTTCAATCCTGAAGTCCCGGCCGGCGCGACGCCGATGTTCGACGCGAGCGGGAACGTCGTCGCTGAGAAGTCCATTCCGGGCGCGCAGGGCGTGATGCAGGGCAACGCCGCAGCGACGGCGGCCGGTGGCGCACAGTTCAAGCCGGTGCAGGTCTACAACCCAACCACGCATCAGATGGAGTTCTCCAGCGAAGCCGCAGTGACGAACCCGGCCGCGCCCGCACCGGTACGCAACAACAATCCCGGCGCAATGATGCCAGGCGGCAAGCTTGCGCAATATCCGGACATGCAGACCGGTCTGAAGGCGCTCGACGACAATCTCACGAACTACGGCAAGCAGGGCGTTAATACGGTCTCGGGCGTTATCTCGAAGTGGGCGCCGCCCAACGAGAATGACACGCAGGCGTATATCAAAGACGTGTCGCAGCGCCTCGGGATATCGCCGAATCAGAAGATCGACCTGTCGAATCCGCTCCAGCGTCAGGCATTGTCGACGGCAATCTCGCTGCATGAGAATGGGCCGGCCGGCATCTTTGGCGGTGGTGCTGCTCCGCAAGGTGGCGCGCCGGCCGCTGCGCCGCCGCTCGGGGCGACTACTGCCGCAGACAAAAGCGCCGGCAATCTTCAGGATGAGCTGTCGAAGAAGTGGACCGATCTGAGCGCGGCTAATACCCAAGCGCAAAGCGTCATTTCGAATCTGCAAAACATCAAGACGCTTGCCGCAAAGGCCGCAGTTGGACCGCAGTCGGACCGCGTGAATTATGCCAATGGCCTGTTGTCGCTCGCCGGCAGCGAGAAGGCTACGGATGCGGTCACGGCCAACGATCTGTTGAACAAGTATTCGAATCAGATCACGGCACGCCTGAGTGCTGGCGGCATGGACACCGACGCCGCGCGCTCAATCTTGCAATCGGCGTATCCGAATTCGCACATGACGCCGCAGGCCATCAATGAGGCCGCCGATAACCTTCAAGGCGCAAGCCAGATGGTGCAGGCGAAAACGCGTCTGCTCGCGCCGCTGCGGAATGCAGGCGACGCGCAGGGTTACAACAACACAGAGGTGCAGTTCGACCAGAACGCCGATCCGCGCATCTTCCAGTACGCGAACATCAAAGATCCGACCGCGCGCGCGGCATTCGCGAAAAACCTGATGCAGCAAGACCCGACGATCGTCAACAAGATTCAGTCGCTGCAAAAGCTCGGGGCGCTGCAATGACGGACATCGCTGCTCAGTTTCTGGCTGATGCGGGCGCCACGCCGGCAAGCGCTGGTGCGGCCGCGTCAGCGCCTGCCGCGACCGGCCTCGCGGCACAGTTCCTCGCGGATGCAGCGGCGGCACCGGTCCCGGCGTCAGCAACGGGCAGCGCGGGAGCTGCGGCATCACCCTCCGTTGCTGGGCAACTCGCGCATCAACTTGGGCTGACGGCGCGCGCGGGCATCACCGGGATAACGTCGCTGCCGGCGATGGCTGGCGATGCGCTCAATACCGGCGTGAACAAGATCTTCGGCACGCATCTCGCGCCCGTGTCGCAATCGGTCCAGAACATCGAAAACAGTGCGGGCCTGCCGCAGCCGGCGAACGCTACTGAGCGAGTCGTCCAGGACGCCGCCAGCGCGATGGCGGGCGTTGCTCCGTCTGTCGGTATCGGGAAGGCAATCGCGGGCGCTGCGTCGCCTGTGGCGCAGGCTGTGGGCCAAGCATTGCAGACCGCACCGGGCGCGCAGATCATGGGGTCTGCCGGCGCGGGTGCGGGATCGGGCGGGGCGCGCGAACTCGGCTTGGGACCGGGCTGGCAAATCGGGGCCGCGATGCTCGGCGGGACCGCTGGCGTCGGCGCCGGGTCGCTCGGCACCGCAGGCATTCGCGCACTGACGCCGCGCTCGATCAGCACGCCTCCGATCACGCCGGCCGCCGCTGCCTCACTCGCTGATTCGGGCGTTGACCAGGTCGCCAAGGAACTCGGCCCGCAAGCGCGCCTGACCTATGCACCCGATGCTTCGATGACCGGGCCCGTCGACCCGAACAATCCCGGCGCGATGATGTCGCCCGCGAAACAGCAGGTTGCCGCAGCCATTCAGCAGAATCCGGGACTCAATGCCGCCGCCGCGATGCGCAATCAGGACTTCCAGACGCTCGGTATCCAGCCGACACTGGGGCAGATTACGCGCGACCCGGTGCAATATGCACTTGAAAAAAATATGCGCGGCGCGCCCGGTGTTGGCGAGCCATTGATTAATCGTTTTAACCAGCAGAACACCCAGCTTCAGCAGGCGCTCTATGGGCTCGCCGGCAACCCGGCTGATACCTATCAGGCGGGTAATGCTCTGGTGGGCTCCCTGAAGTCTATTGATGACGGAATGCGGCAACAGGTGAGCAATGCCTATGCCGCAGCGCGCGCGTCGAGTGGCAAGAATCTGGACGTGCCATTGACCGGGCTCGCGCAGGACTATGCGCAAGTGCTGAACGACTTCGGCGACAAGGTGCCGAGCGGTGTGCGCAATAACTTCAATCAACTCGGACTAATGGGCGGCACGCAGCAGAAGACGTTTTCCATCGAGAACGCCGAGAACCTGCTGAAGGTCATCAACGCGAATCAGAGCAATGATCCGGCGACGAACGCTGCGCTCGGCACGCTGCGCACCAGCGTGAAGAATGCCATTCTCGGCGCTGACGATCAGGGCGGCGTTTATGCGCCGGCCCGCGCTCTCGCCGCGCAGCGTTTCGCCCTGCAAGACCAGATCCCGGCTCTGGAAGCGGCCTCATCCGGCACGATCAACCCGGACGACTTCGTTCGCAAATTCATCATTGGCGGGAAGACAGATCAGGTCGGCGCGCTGGCGAACCTGCTGAAGGCACAAGATCCAGGCGCGTTCAACGAAGCGCGCGCGCAGATTGGCAGCCAACTCGCGTTAAAAGGGCTGGGCAACAATGTTTCCGGCGATGCGCCATTTAAACCAGATAGTTATGCAACACAAATGGCGACCTTCGGGCCGGCGAAACTAGGCGCGTTCTATACGCCTGACGAGATTAACCAATTAAACACGATTGGTCGAGTCGGAGCGTACATGAATTCGTTCCCCTCATCAGCGCCAGTAGGAACATCCAACACGGCTGCCGCTCTCGGGGCGATGGTCGGTAATGGCGTGAAGAAGATCCCCTATGTCGGCGGCCTGATCGAGAACGCGCAGAACCGTACGCTGGTCAATCGCGCGCTTGCAGCGCAGCTATCAGATGCGGCGAAGCAGCCGATTAACACTCCGACGCAAAACGCTCTCGGGGCGCTTATTTTGCAGCAGGCGCCACGCACGCCAAGCGGCAACAGATGACTTCAGGATCAGATAGATGGCCACACACATCATCGGCGCAAGTGCAGTTATCGAATTTTGCATAGTTCCTTCTTAATCAACCGGGAGAGCGAAAATTCCATTCAACGGCGCAGGCCAATTTAATCTGATTTTCAACTGGCAGGCCGATGCAGCAAACGGCCTGAATATCAGTTCCTCGCGCATGCAGGGGCAGGATGCCGACATTGCGGCCGCGCTCTCCATCTGCCTGACCAAAGACGGTCAGCAGCAGGTCGCCGCGAATCTGCAAATGGGCGGCTTCACGCTCACGAACATGGCCAACGCCATCGCGCAGAAGCAGCCGATCAGCGTGCAGGACTTCCAGAATGGTACTCCTACCTGGCTCGGCACCGTCAGCGGAACCGACACGATCAGCGGCGCCACGAACATTACGCCAGCGGCGTATGCGAGGGGGCAGAAGTTCCGGGGCATCGCGGCCGGCGCCAACACCACGAGCGCGGTCACGCTGAACGTCAACGGGCTCGGCGCGGTGCCGGTCGTCAAGAATGGATCGAGCGCGCTGGCTCCCGGCGACTTCTCATCCGGCCAGATCTTCGAAGTGTCCTATGACGGCACGAATTTTCAGGTCACCGGCGCGAACAACGGACACGGCGCACTGATCAATACGCAGCTCATCACGGCCACCGGCACCTATACGCCGACACCGGGCGCGACCAATGGCTTTGCATGGGTGCAGGGCGACGGCGGCGCAGGGGGCGGCACACCAACCAGCGTAAGCGCCAATTATGTACTCGCCGGCGGCGGCGGCTCGGGCGGGACATTCGCGATTGTCCGTCTGCCGACTCTCGCGACCCAGACCGTGACCATCGGTGCGGGCGGCGTCGGCGTCGCGGGAGCGATTGGCGGTGCCGGCACCGGGACATCGTTCGGTGGCCTCTGCATCTGCCCCGGTGGCTTAGGCGGGGCCGTCAGCATTACGGGCGTCGGCGGTGCGCAGCCGGGCGACGTTTCAGGGCAGGTCGCCAATGGTCCCGGAGCACCGACCGGAACCGGGAATATCGTCTTCGTCAAGCGCGGCGAGTGCGGCCAGCCCGGTCTCGCTTTGCAGAACCCGTATGGTGGCGCCGGCGGCAATAGCTATTGGGGCGCTGGCGGTCCGGGCGGCGGGGCCGGCTTCGGCTCAGCCGGGTCGAACTACGGTGGAGCGGGCGCCGGGTGCGCGCGCACCGTTGGGGGTGGAGTTGCAGCGGCGGCAGGTTTCAATGGCGCACAGGGCGCGGTGCTCGTCTTCGAGTACGCATAAATCAACACGTCACGGGGAAAATGACATGTGGAGCTTTCTAGGTCGCTATGCAATGAATTGGGTGATGCTCTCGGATCGGGCATTGAACGTCGCCTTCGGTGGATCGAGCGACGAGACGATGAGCTCGCGTGCGGGAAAGGGAATGAAGGAAGGGAAGGCGTGGGCATGCGTGCTCTGCAAGTTCCTGAATCTCTTCCAGCAGGATCACTGCCTGAAGTCGATCAATCCAGACGACGGCGTGAACGCCACCATACCGGACTGACGCCATGAACACTCAGCACGCAACGATCCTCTCGATGCTGCCTCCATGGCTCGGTATCGCATTGGGCCATATCGTCGACAACGCGAACATCTCAAACATCGCGTCGATCGCCTCGATTGCCTACTGTCTGGTCGGCGTCTACGTCATGTTGAAAAGGGGTAAGCCATGAGCAGCTTTGATGATGCATTCGCGGCGCTGCTTGGGAATGAAGGCGGCTATGTGGACAACAAAGCCGATCCCGGTGGCGCCACGCGCTGGGGCGTGACAGAGCGCGTCGCGCGCGCCCATGGCTATACCGGCGACATGCACGACTTTCCGCTCGAGCAGGCCAAGCAGATCGCCAAGGGCTGCTATTGGGATCCGTACCAGTGCGACCAGTTCGACCCGCGCATAGCGTTTCAGGTGTTCGACGCAGCATACAACGGCGGCCGGCCGGCGCAGTGGCTACAGCAGGCAGTCGGCGCGACTGCTGACGGCGTGATCGGCGCGAAGACGATCGCCTCGGTGCGCGCAGCCGATCCGATGAAGATCGTCATTCTTTTCAATGCGTCGCGCATCCTTTATTACACCGGGCTCAATGCCTGGGCCGAGTTCGGCAAGGGATGGGTAAATCGAATCGCCGGTAACCTGCGGAGGGCGGCATCATGAGTTGGAGCGACGTTGCAAGCGTGGTAGAGAACTTGGCACCGACGATCGCCAGCGTCATAGGCGGCCCGCTGGCGGGCTCGGGCGTGTCGGCCCTTGAGAAGCTGTTCGGACTGACTCCGGCGCCCGCTGCGAGCGTCTCTGACCGTGCAAACGATGTTGCCGCGGCGATTGCCGGCGCGACTCCGCAACAACTCGCGGATATGCGAGCCGCAGACCAGAATTATGCGGTTGCTATGGCTCAAGCCGGGTTCAAGGATACCGAGACGCTCGCCAGTCTGAAGGTGCAGGACACGATCAGCGCGCGCGACATGCAGACCGCGAACAAATCGCCCGTTCCGGCATGGCTGACGTTCTGCGTGACGGTCGGATTCTTCGGGATGCTCGCCGCGCTTTTCGTGGTGAACGTGCCCGAGGCGAATAAAGCCATCGTTTTCAGCTTCATCGGGACGCTCGGCACCGCATGGCTTGTCATCATGCATTTTTGGTTCGGCTCTACCGCGGACACGGCTCAGGTCAACGATCTGCTCGCGAAGTCCACGCCGGCCGACAAGTAATCACTGAGACGCGGGGCACGGCGGCGCATTGGCCGCCGTCGTCTCGCACGGTCGAAGCTGCGGCCCGATCGAGAACTGAGCTTTGGAACCTGCCACCGGCTGATCGTTGCCACCGCCGCCACAGCCAGCCAGCAGCAGCGCTATGCAGAATGCAATTCTCATCATGGCGTCCCCCGCCTTTCGTCTACTTATTGGATATCGGCACGATACTCCGATTTCTTGAGGCGTTCAAAACCATTGCGTAAGTACTTGATTTGTTTACGACTTGATAGGACGTTTTAGCCTGTATTTTTCATGGAGAAATAACTCCTATCTGATTGATTTTGTTTGGAAAACGCGTGTTTTCCGAAATGTTTGTTTCAGAACTATGATTCGCCCCGCAAACCCTTGCTGGGTGGGGCCTGTTCAAAATTTGTTCACTAGATGTTCAAAACTCACGCGCTGATCTTTACTCGGATCGGCTCAATTCCGCGCCCATCGGCATACAGATCAGCCGCAGTTTCTGTCATGTGGCCAAGTAGGGCTTTCGTGTCGACGCCACCCTGTTTCTCATAAAGTCGCTTCGCAAGGCTTCGCAGCTCGTGAAAGCTCGGGGCGTCGTCGCCTTCGATGCCGGCCAGCTTCCGCGCGTCGGCGAATGCGTTGGTGATCGCGTCGAGCTTGATCGGTTGACCGCTCCTGGCTCCGCCCTTGTTGCGCACGTGATGGATCAGATATTTGCTGACGACGCCGGTCGACTTGCACCGCGCGATAACATCGGCGAGCGACATGCCGAGTGCATCGAGCCGGATCGATGTCGGGATCTCTATGTAGACCTTCGTCTTCTGGCGAAAGACCGTTGCGAGACCATCTTTCACAGAGTTGCGCTCCCAGAGCCGGCAGGTTGACCGGTCCTGTCCCGAGACAAGCGCGAGTAGCATCGCATTCTGAAGCCAATCGGCGACTTGCGGCGCCTTCTCATAGATCAGGTTAAATTCCTCGATGCCGCGAAGGCGTCGGCGTTTCACCGTGATTTCTTCCTGCTCTGTGTGGGCGGCCGGATTGCCTGTCATCCATCCCAGCGCGGCGCCACGCTTGCACACAGCGAGAACCCGAGAGCGTAGATTCCGGGCCCAGGGCGCCTTACCGGCGTCGATCAACTCTTCCAGCATGTCAGCGACGTGCTTCGTTGTCAGTTCGGCGCATGGCACTGAGCCAAGGCATTTCTCTATGTGAGCATCGAAGTATCGGCGGCTCCGGATGGTGTTCTCTGCACCTTTGACCGGCATTTTTTTTAGCAGATCAGAGACCGTGTGCGCACTCTGTTGGACTCGCTCAGCGAGCGACTTCGATGGCTTGCCATTCTCAACGATCACATTGGCCGCCTGCGCCTCGTGGATGGCCTGAGCAAGCGTCATGCGGCCGAGCACGTGCGTCTTACCATCTCGTGGGTCTCGCCACGTGTAATAGCCGGGTCGCGGCTCGTGCATGTTCTCGGGCCAGTTGGCGCGCTTGCGGATACGTGGTCGGGCAGCCATGATTTATTGTGGAATTCGTTGGGCCAATGGCGCGCGCACGGCGCGGTCCTGAAACGTTGCGTTCTGCTCGACATAATACGACCGGCCGACCTTGACCGGCGCGGGATAGATCTTGCCGGCGTTGATCCAAAGGCGTGCGGTGCGGATTGCGGGCGGCGGATCGAAATTCCGGCTGAGCCACAGGTCAAGGCGGATTTTCATGCTGCCTCACTTTCTCTTGAGTATGGTGAATGCTGCCGCAGCCACTCGCGGAACTTGTCCATTGCCAAGGGCCTTAACTCGGTCCATCCGATGGGCCACCCCATCAACCACTCGACCCATTCCGGGTTCAACTGGCCATTCAATTCCTCGGGGGTAACCATGCCGCGCAATTTCTCGCGTGACCCCGATCCGCCCCATTTGCACATCGCTGTCCCGCCCGAGTTCGTCACGGCGGTTGGCGTCGGCCAGCGGCGTGCCGATATGGCCTCGATCAGCGTTCCTCCCTCTCGCCCTTTGCTGGGAGTAATTCGGCCGCCATGCGCCGCAAGCGTTGCTGTTGGCGTCGGCCAGTATCCAGATACGCTCTCGTAAATGGGGAGCGCCGGTATCCGCCGCAGAAACGACTCCCCATTCCGCATCGAACCCCATCGCGGCCAAGTCTCCGAGAACTTTTCCGAGTCCCCGAGAAGTGAGCATTGGGCTGTTTTCCACATAGACGAACTCTGGTCGTACTTCGCGAATGATGCGAGCCATATGCGACCAGAGACCGCTTCTTGATCCATCGATGCCGATCCCTGCGCCGGCTGCACTGATGTCCTGGCATGGAAACCCACCAGAAACGATGTCAACAAGGCCACGCCATGCTGTTCCGTCAAAACTCGTGACGTCAGACCAAATCGGGAATGGTCGCAAGGCTCGATCGTTTTGTCGTTGCGCCAGAACTTGTGCGGCGTAGGCATCACATTCAACTGCGCAGACGGTGCGCCATCCAAGCAGGTGTCCGCCGAGTATTCCGCCACCAGCGCCTGCGAAAAGAGCCAGCTCATTCAAGCGACCCTCCGCAACGTCATCGCCAGATCCGCGCGCCGGTACATCTCCGCGAAGTATCCGGTGAGCTCGCCTGTCATCACCGCATAGGTCCGAGGCTGTGCGACAGTCGCCGGGTCGACCTTCGGCTTAGGCTCGGGCAGCTTCCGCAGATGCTCGGTTCCAGCGAGGATGAACGACACGTTCTTGCGCGGCTTGATGATCTCGAGCGTGCCTTGTCTCACCATCTCCAGCAGCACCGCCTTGACCGGCGCGGCATGCGTGCGCAGACGCTTGGCGAGGATATGCGGCGGGTAGATGGCTCCCGGACGCATCAGCGAGAGCAGGAGTTCGGGCGTGGGTGCTTGTGTGGGGTAGGGCATTTAGATCTCCTGCAAGCCGAGCAGATAATCGGCTGACACACCGAGAACCTTCGTCAGCTTCACGAGATTCTCATAGGTGGGCAGCGTCTTGCCCTGCTGATACAGGCAGATGACGCTGGCTTTCACGTCCATCGCGTTCGCCAGTCTGGACTGCGTGAGGCCAATGGCTGATTGCGCGCGAAGGAGGCGGATGGCGAATGAGTCGTCAGTCGGCATGGTCGGCCCCGCTTGCTGGCTGCGTGGCGGTCAGAGTCCACTCAGCCCAACGTACCGCTTTCGTGAACGATTTCAGATTGCATGGGCAATACGGGTTGTCGGTGCTGAACGTCTTGCGCCAGCCTTTTTCAATCTCGGCAGCCGTCAGTGCCCGCTCCGTCTGTGCCCGCTCTGTCTGTGCTGGCTGCGTCGCCGTGGCCATTGCAACTCGCACTGCCTCGCCGTATGCATTCGCATAGCCCTGCATTTGGTGCTCGGTGAACAGCGCTTGATCGAATGCGTAAAAGCCTTGATTCGGTAGGGCCGGAAGTGGCGGCCACTCGAATGCCGTGGCTTGCGGGGATGCGGCGCGGGCTTGCCATGCCTTCCACATCAAATTGGCATACTGTCCAGCGTACGGATACCCTTCGAAATCGCGCATCCACACCTCAAACACCGACCGCTCTGCATCCAGCACCACGGCAGATTGCGCGGCCGTTTTCTCGGCAAGCAATGCACGAAGCCGTTCAATTTCGTCTGCTGCCTTGTTCATCATCAACCCATCGAACATGCGCAGAGTCGGCACGATGTCGTGATTTGAATCCATTACTTCTCTCCTAATCCGATCGGACACGGTGTAACCGGGCACTTCTCGCAGTAGCGAAACGGTGCAGCGTGAGGACAATCGGTAGCTTGCACGGGCTGGGATGGTTGCGGGGCGGCGTAGACAATGCGACGCGCGTGCTCGGGATGGTTGTTGTAAACATGCGCATGGGTGTCGAGCCAGCCGTCATCGTCCGAGAACGTAACCTGATAAATCGGCTCGCCTGCCGCCGCGTCGGGCTTGGCGAATAGTGCGGCGACAGCTTGGAAGATTCGCCACGCGTGCTCCGCGTCGGCGTCGTCGTAGAAATCTCCGTCACGCGAAAGATTCGGCGTCGGGTCAATCTCGCCTGTTTGCATCCACGCCTCAAACGCCCCGCGCTCGTCCTGCGGCACAGCAGATTTATAGCCGCACGTATCGGCCTCCCACAGGCACGATCCGCAAGCAGTCGGCCCCTTCATTACCTCACCACAAGCGGGACAATGAAAGTCGCCGTTGGTCATCTGCTCGCCAGCTTCCACGGGCTGGGATGGTTGAGGGGCGGATAGCGCGGCACGCGCACGTTCAGGGTACGGATGGTCGCAACCTTCTGTTCCTTTGCATATGGGACACGGAAGCCACGGATAGCCAAGGGCTTGTAAAAGCGTCTCGTAGGCTGATGCTTCCCGCTCCGCCGATTGCGCTGGCGCGGCAGGGGATGCGGCGAGCAGATATTGACCGAAGTCAGTCAAGAAATGGCGGCCACCGGGTGCCGGCCGCACTGCGCCCATTTCTGCTAGCGAGTGCATATCTTCTTTGTCAACGTCGTGGCCTCCTGACTTGGAGTCAGCGCAGCATTCATTGAATCGGCGAAGCTGGTTCAAGAGCCGCGGCTTGATCTGCGGCACTGCCTCTGCCCACACGGCAGGAGCGGGGCCGAGAGCGTAGCTGGTAATCACCTCACGCACCGAATCGCAATAGCCGCGAAGTTTCGCTTCGTCGGCTGTGTGTCCATCTCTGAAATAGGGCTTCGCCACTGTCAAAATTTGCTCGTCGCTCAACTGGTTCGGCACTGTGTCTGTATTAGTGTTCATGTCTCTGGTCCGAAAAAAGCGGGGCCTATGCGAGCGCCCCTTCCAACACACACGCAGCGCCTTTGGGGAAGCGCCGCGCGAACCGGTTACTCGATGCGGCTTTCGTCCTGCGCTAAATCGCTGCCTTCAAAGGGATCGCGCTCGTCGTCCGTCTCTTCCGGATGCCCATCAAACAGAGTCGGCATGTGATCGGGCGGCGTCAGGTCGATGAATATCTCCTGTTGCAAGCGCGTCGCGATCCGGCCGTGGTCGACCTCATTGTTCGGATGCGCTGTCACCTTGAAGCCGATGCCGACCGAGCCGCCTTCCTGCGCGACGAAGCGGATATCTTTCAGGCCGCACTCGGCGAGTAGCACGTCGTCAGCGCCGGTCGCGCCGATGTGGAAGCGGAGCAGGTAGCCGGCGTACTTGCGGTCCCATGCGAAGTTGCGCATGAAGGGGAAGCGCAGTTCCGTCAGGTCGTCGTGTTCCATCGGCAATTCACCAGGCGTCGGCTGCGGCTTGCGATAGAGCATCGAACGTATTGCGTTATCGAACTGATCGAGCATCGAGCCTGAGCCGACGAGATAGAGCCCGATTGAAAGCGCGGCGACGCGCTCTTTACCGTGCTTCTCGGCGACGTTCGTGCACGAAACAATCTTTGCAAGCTGGTCATTCAATGTGAACATTTCTTCTCCGTTAAAGGGTGATGCCAAGGTCGTTAATTGCCCACGCACGAACACGTTCGATTAGCTCGCTGAATTCGCCAACGTTCAAATCGGTCGTGCTCATGCTGCGATCCAGCCGCGTGCCGTCAGGCAGCGTTACTTCTTCGATGCCGATGAACCGGCGTTTCACATGGTCTTTCCAGACCTCTGCGTCATACTGCTTTCCGTCGATTACAGCGCTCTCCGCGATCTCGTTGATAAGCGCATGCAGGAGCCTATTCTGGTCGCCTGTGCGCTTCGCCTTATAGACTTCGATCGTCACTACCAGCGGCTTCTTTGCGGCCGCCTGATGGCCTGCATTCGCCTTGATGAACTCGATCATTTTCTTGGCGTGCTCAGGATCGCGGAGAATGAACGTGCGCATCAGGCAGCCTTCTTTTCCAGTTCGGCGATCATGGCTTGAACTTCCTTTTCGAACTGGAGCAAGCTGGGAAGCAACACACCATTGATATATGCGTCGTCTCGCTCAATCCGCTGGTGATAGAGCCGGAAGCGCTCGGCGACGCGCGGATCATATGAGACGAACTCCCACCATTTACGGCCGGTGACGAGCATGCAGCCCTGTACCTGCGGCTTGTGCTCGTCGGGCATACCGCAGAGCCAAGTGTTGATGTGCACGGCTTCATCCATCGGGCATTTCGACTCATAGCCGCCGTCTGTGCCGATCAGCGCGTCAGGAGAGCATCCAATGAACGGATAGTCAGGATGCGTCACGAACTCGGCGGGCGCAACGATATACCCGGTCTCAAGTTCGAATGCCTCTTTGGCGAACGATTCGACATCCGTTCCCCAGCGCGTCGCATAGCCGCCTACCTCATGTGTCGGCGCAGCGGACAGCCGCTCGAATACGATCTCGCGCATGTATTTGTTGCGCACGGCGGATGATGTCGGAAGCTTCGGTTGACCTTTGCGCGGCCCCGATTTGAAAACTGCACCTGGTTCGGGCTGCGTAATGTCGATCGCATCCGAAAATCGAGACCCGGTAATTTTGCCGGCGCGTGCGAGACGCCATTCGTCGGTGCGCTGCTCGATCAGGTCATTCATCATCGGCTCCCGGTTGGCCTTCGTCGGTTTCTGCGCTCGATTCTTCAGTGGCCGGCGACGTTTCTCCGACTGCTGCAATCTCTTGCAGTCGCGTGAGTTCTGACCGGCCGATCGCTTTACGATCTTCCTTCGTCAGTTTTCCCCAGGAATCCGAAAGAGCATCTGAGCCGTAGTCGCTGGCGACCGCTTCGAGATCCAATATCAGGTTCGTGAGGCGATCGTCGCGCTCGGCAGGCTGCGGCAGAGCTGCCGCCGCAATCGCCGTCGCCGTCTTCGGCGTGATGTCGCGCTCCAGTGGCTGATAATCCATCACCTCTTCGGCAATCGGGATACCCTTCAGCACATCGGCGAACTTGTCGCGCAAGGCAAAGGCGCGGGCGCGCAGTTTCTTCATGCGCTTCGGGTATTGCGACCACGGTCCCTGCTTCCCTATCAGACCGGCCTTTTTCGCATCGTCGTCGGAGAACGTCTGCACATGCTCATCATCGCCGCGGCGCTTCACGCGACAGACAGCAACGCCGTTTTCCTCGGTCTCACGTACGTATTCGCAGACCGGCGAGGCGAGCACCAGAGCCAGCACAGCGTCCCCCCAGAGTGAGGGACGACCGTTGATAACCGCGATGTTCTGCAACGCCTGCATGGGCTTCAAACCGAGTTCCATGCCCCATTGAATGGCGACGAGCACGTTACCCGGCTTGCCCTTGAAATCCTTCGGGACTAGTTCACTGTCGGCGAGGTAGTCGGCAAATCTCAGAGCCTCATCCATCGAGCGCGGCGACAGGTCAAACGATTGTGTTTCTACGATATTGCTCATGATTTCTCCATGCGCGAGACTCAGCCGCGCGTTAGGGGTTAGAACTACGGACTACGTTGCACGCTCATGTAAAGCCTGCGCAACGCTCGCCGGATCTTCCGGGACGACCGCAAGCGTGATCGCGATCAGCAGGAGCCAGCCGGCGACCATGCTTATGACCGGATGGCGGTCGGCGAAGGCATTAAGACGTTTCATGCCGTCCACCCATGTACGCCGGCCAGAGCCAGCAAGACGCCGCAGATCACGGCGATTGACCAATCGATCGCAGCGGCTTTCATGGGCAAACCACGTGCAGATAGAACGTGAACACCACAAGCGCCCCGACAGAAGCCGCGCAAACGCCAGCGCTGAAGGCTAGGGAGAGGTCGGCGAGGCGAAGGTCTCTTTCGCTGATCTGTTTCATGACTGGCCTCGTGCGCGGAGCATTTCATCTGCGATGAAGTACGCGCCATCGGTTGCGCATCCGATCGCGTTTGCGGTCATGCTTCCGTCAGCCTCAGTCACTCGCGAGATGATTGCTGCCATCGCCTTCGCCGCGAAGTAGTCGCGCAGCGACATGCCGGCCGGGTTCTCCCACTGCTGTTCCGGGTGATACGGCACCGGAAACGCCGGTCCACCAGTTTCGATCTCGCTCATGATTGGCTCCCGGTGGCTTTGGCGATTGCGGCATTGATGAACGCTATGTCGCATTCGGACGCTTTGACCATCCGGCGTGCGTACTTCAGCGCTTCGAGCAGATCGGGCGCGGCAGCCATCAGTCGAGCGTTGAGATGCGCTTCATCGTCAGACGGAAAGAAAGGGGAGCCGCTATAGGCCGATGCCGAACCTACGATCACGTTTGTTTCACCGAGAGAATCGTATTGCTTGATAATCGTCGGAGATTGACTGCTTAGGCCCCACGGTCCCACCGTGTGCTTGATCTCGCTCATTTCAATGCTCCCAAGCTGCAACTTCGCGGTCGACACGCTCCATCCACTCCTGCGCCATGACTTCGGAATCCTGCTCGATGTGCATGTGAATCAGCGCTCGAGCCATCACGCCGAACACGTTCACATTGCCGGCGAGCAAGTGAGCGCGCATTGCACCAGCCGCCCCTTCGTTCGCGCTCTGAAGGCCCGCGATGATGTCGATCGGCGTCATCTCTGCCATGCGCTTCACGATCAGCTCTTGCGTCCGCGCGGCGATCATCTCGTCTCGCGATTCTTCGCTGTCGATCGCGGCGTCGAGCTTGGACTTGGCGCGCTCGGTGGCGAAGTCGGCCATTGCGGCGGCTTGCTTGGCGCAGTAGTTGATGGTGCTCATGTTCAGCCCCAGCAAACGTTGCGATAGTCGACGGTGCGACGGATGACCCAATGCCGCTTGCTCTCGATCATCCACGGATCGATGCAGGTCAGTTCCATGTACGCGTTGGCGAGCAGGATGATGACGTTGTGCAGTTTCATCTCACTCTCCCGCGTAAGGGATGAACTTGGCTTTCTGGTACTGACGCATCTCGCTTTGCGGATACGGCTGAAAGTTGTCGACCGGCGATGCACGCAGATACCAGTCGCCGTAAGAGCTGCCGTTGCCGCCGCTCGAGCTGCTGCCCGCCGCTGATGCGCTCGACGAGCCACCGAATGCGCCGGCCGCAGCTCCGACAGCACCGTTATTGCCACCGCCGTGGTGGCCGTGATTGGCCGATGCGGTGGATGCGTGAGCCGATGTGGCCAGCGCGAGAAGAAGGATTGCGAGAACTGATTTCATGGCGACCTCACAGGGTTGGGTGTGTTGCTGCTGTGAGTTAATCTTAGGCGCGGCTAAAGTCGCCGTCAAGAACTATTTTAGGCCAAGCTAAACTTTTAGGCGAACAAAAAGCCCGCGCGCGGCGGGCTGTCGGGTGACGGTTACTGGTGGGGGGAGACTTCGCGGAGCAGTTCAGCGGCCATCTGGAGGCACTGTGCGAGCCTCCGTATGGCTGATATGTCGGTGGTCTGTTCGGGCTTGCTGGGGTACGGAATACGGCTCTTTAATTCTTTTCCTCGGGCAATCGGTATTACGGTCGTTACGGTCGTTTCTAGTTCGGCAGGCGCATTCACGGTACCCCCTCATGGGCAATTATTCGAAAACGCATTCTTTCTACAGGTGAATGCGTCGGCAAATATTGCGCTGCTATTAAACGTTTGCTAAGCAGGGTTTACCCGTTATTTACAATTTGTTTCGAGCCTTTGTTTTCGGGCCTCAGCAGCCGGTTGATGAAATAAATTGCGTCGTCACGGACTGGACCTTTCGTCTGATCTATAGATATCAGTGCGGTAATAATTTCCCGCATTTCCGGGCTCAAATTTCCCTGATCAGCGGGCCGCATTGGCCCCTCTCTAAATAGCAACCATTCAGGCCTGATTTTAAGCAACTGGCATACGCGGATTGCATTGTCAGCGGTCAGGTTGCGAGCTGGCGTGATGGTTCCGGCCCCGATCCATGCAGAAACGGAGGGCGCACTGACGCCCAGCGCGGTCGCCAGTGCGTTCGGGGTGTAGTCGCTCTCAGCGAGCGCGGCGGCTAGTCGTGTGTTCCAGGTATCCATTAGTTAAGCCTAAATTAATTTGTTTTAGCCGGACCTTGCGTTCTGTCTTAGGTCGGCCTAAACTCGCTCCTAAGTCACCAAGGAACCCCGCAATGCACATCGATCCGAACGTTGTTATCGACCGCCTTGGCGGCACCGGCGCCGTCGCTCGCATCTGCGAGATCGAGGCTGCATCCGTCTCGGGCTGGCGCACGAGCAAGAACGGCATCCCGAAACCCTGGGTGAAGTTCCTGCGCCTTGCCTATCCGGAAGCGTTCCTTCCTGTTCACGCTGAACCCAAAGTTCGGCGCGAGCCCACTACTGCATAAAAACAATCCATCAACCTAAAGGGGAACCTCTATGTCTCGGCGTGCTGAATTCCGCAACGAAGTCAAAACGCGTCTGCGTGATGAGGTCTACACGAGGCTTCAGGATTTCAAACAGCTCAACTTCATCGACAGCGATTCGGCCGCTCTGGCTCGCCTGGCTGAAATGCTGTTGTGTGGAATTGTCCCTGCGCAGCGAATAGGCGTCAGTGACGATTCGGACCATCAGTCCCCACGAGGGACGCTTCGGGATGCTGCATGACCGACCAAAACAAGCAGTACACGGTGGAAATTCCCGCGGGGGAAGCAGAGTTGATCGAGCAGGGCGCAGCAGAGCAGGGTGTTTCCACCCCTGACTTCATGGTGTATTGCGTCCGCGCCTTCTCGTTCGGCATCAATTACGCAATTCGCATGCTGCCCAAGCAGGGACAACCTGGGCCGCGGGAGGACTGACATGGATCTGTTCTGTGCAGGGTGGATGATGGGCGTGATAGCGCTCTGTGCTGTCGGATGCTGGAGATCAGTATGAAGTTGCGCATCAAAAACTGGGCGAAATTCCAGCATTTCAAAGACCGTCGGCCGCCATGGGTGAAGCTCTATCGCGACATTCTCGACGATCGCGAATGGCATCGGCTCGAACCATCTGCAGCAAAAGTGCTGGTGATGCTCTGGCTAATCGCCAGCGAATCAGATGGATATCTTCCTGATTCCGATGAATTGGCCTTCAGACTTCGAATCACAGAAACGGAAGTTATCGAGGCGATATCAGGGCTCGGATGGTGGCTAGAACAAGTTGATGACACAGGCGATATCGCATGCGATGACGACCCGATATCAGATGGATATCAAGAGGATCGCCTAGAGAAGAGAAGAGAAGAGACAGAGACAGAGGAAGAGACAGAGAAGAAACCTCGCGCTGCGCGCTTCGACCCGCAAGCGTGTCTCGAATCTTGGGGAACGGAGTCAGGGGTCGCTCGTGACTGGCTAGCCGTTCGCAAGGCCAAGCGCCTGACGGCGACTGAAACCGCATTGAACGGCGTGAAGGCTGAGGCCGACAAGGCTGGTGTATCGATGGATGAAGCCTTGCGCACTTGCTGTCTGCGCGGCTGGGGTGGCTTCAAGGCTGATTGGCTGACGAACCAAGCAAACGGCCGCATGAACGGCCACTCCGACAACCCATTCGCCTAACGCCATGAGCCAACTTCCTCGCAATGCCGAAAGCCTGATCGCCATGCGCACGGCTGAGAAACCGTCGGTGCCTGATCTGCCGATCCTGATCTCGCTGGTTGGCTCGCTCGGGTTCAACAACCTGACGCTGTACGCCAACGCGGGCACGGCCTACGACTGGCATCTGATCGCCGGTCTTGAGGTCGAAGTGCTCGCCTCCGCTGCTACGCCGTTTAGCCAGCTCCTGAGCCTGCTGGCTGCCATTGCTGCCGCCGTGCCGAAGCACATGGTCCTGACGTTCGTCGACGGCCCGCGCATCGATTGCGGCGAAATGCGTACGGTTACCGACTTCGCCCTGTTCGACTGGTTCCCGATGACCATCACGCCAATCAACGCTGCGCCTGCTGCGCACATCGAGGCGTGGAACTCAGGCCGGATCATCGAACAGAAGCTCTGGAAAGCGCTCGGGAAGGAACTCCCGATCCCCTACGAAAAAGCCATGGACCTCGTGGTCCAGATCGCCAAGGAGAACCAGCAGTGAAAATGATCCCGGATAACGTGGATTGGCAAGCCTACGTCAGCGACGAGAACGACGGCCGCGCAGACGTACGGCCCGCTTCAGAATTCGTCGACGAACTGATTGAGCGCCTGCACGGCGCCAAGTCGCAGGAGATCTATGGCCTGCTGACGCCGTGGGCTTCAATCGGTCAAGACCTCGCGTTCCGCCCTGGCGAAGTGAGCCTGTGGGGCGGCGTCAACGGTCACGGCAAGTCCGCGGTGCTTGGTTACGTGATGCTTCACGGCATGGCAACCGGCGAGCGCGTATGCATTGCTTCGATGGAAATGAAGCCGATGGACACGCTCGATCGCCTCGCACGTCAGGCCGCATGCGCCGAGAAAACCCCCGCGCAATACCTCAGCAACTTTGGCCGGTGGACCGACGATCGTCTGTGGATCTACAACCACGTCGGCACGGTCAAGCGCGATCGCATGCTCGCCGTCGCACGCTACTGCCGGCGCGAGCTGGGCGTGAAGCACATGGTGATCGACAGCCTGCTCAAGTGCGGCATCGCTCCGGACGACTACGCCGGCCAGAAAAACTTCGTCGACGAACTCTGCTCGCTGGCACGCGATACCGATCTGCACATTCACCTCGTGCATCACGCGCGCAAAAGCGAGAAGGAATCGAACGTGCCAGACAAGTTCGACCTGAAGGGCGCAGGGGAAATCACCGACCTCGTCGACAACGTGCTCATCGTGCATCGCAACAAGGCGAAAGAGGCTGATCTGCGCAAAGACATGACGCCTGAGAAACGCGAGGTCGTGCTTGCACAGGCCGACACCGTGCTGATCTGCGCCAAGCAGCGCCACTACACATGGGAAGGCAACCTGAAGCTGTGGTTCGACCCGGCAAGCCTTCAGTTCCGCGATCAGCGTCAGCACGGCGCGACAGCACTCGACCTTGGCAAGAGCCAATGGATGCCGGTATGGGGGCGAGCATGACCCAATCCAGTACGCACGCGCGTGAATTGACCGACTGGCTCAGCGTCGAGGACCAGTTACCAGAGATAGATTTTTCGGCACCGGAATACATGCGGCGAGTTGGCGTTATCGCATGCTGGGGGAGTAAGCCGGAGCAGGTCGCGGAAATGAGCTATGTATCCAACGCCTACGCCAAGACGGTGAAAGGGCGGGCGCCGCGTTTCGAATGGCAAGGAAGGGTTTCGCCGTGGAAGGTCACGCACTGGATGCCATTACCCATTCCGCCCATGAGCGGCAAGGAGCCAGCATGACCACCACAGTCCTGCTCGTCTTCCTCCTGTGCGCGCTCTCGATCGCGCTGCATGACCGGCGAATCACGCATCGGCAATTCACTTGGTGGGCGGTGCAGTCGATCGCCCTGGCGATGTTTGTTACGGGGAGAGTGCTTTGACCAAAATCTATGTCGCGGGTCCGATGACGGGAATCGAAGAATTGAACTTTCCGCTTTTCAACGCTGAATCTGCGCGACTTCGCGCACTCGGCTGGGAAGTCGTGAATCCGGCCGAGGTTCAACCTGACCAGTCGGCGCAATGGATCGACTGCATGCTGGCCGATATTCCGGCGCTCATGGCGTGCGATTACCTTGCGCTTCTTCCTGGATGGGAAAACTCGAAGGGCGCCCGCATCGAGCATTGCATCGCTTTGAACCACGGCATGAATGTATTGATGGCTTCTGACATCGTCTGGCCGGTAGCTCCGGAGGCTACATGCTGATCGTCTCGATTGATCCGGGCCTGTCTGGCGCCATCGCGGCCTTGGACGGTGCTGGCGTGCGCGGCGTGCATGACATGCCCACTCGGCCCGTTCCGAAGGCCTCAGGCAAGACCAAAAACGAAGTCGATCCCAAGGCATTGCGCGACATTCTTCGCAAGCTCATTCCTGCTGACGAAGCGGCGATCGTCGTGATGGAGGCTATGCATGCGTTCATGGGCGGCGGCGAAGAACGCAAGGGCTCCATGTCATCTCAGGCATCGCTGGCCGCTACCAAAGCGGTCATTTGCACGGTCTGTGAGCTGTCTGGCTTTGACGTGGCATTCGTGACGCCCCGCGAATGGCAGAGGCAATTCGGAATCCGCAAGACGGAGAGCGAGACGACGAAACAGCAGTCGCTGCGCATTGCTCGCCAACTCTTTGGCAATCAGCATTGCCCGCTTGCCAAGCACGACGGTAGAGCTGATGCGCTTCTGCTGGGCCGCTACGCGCAGAGGCACTTCGTATGAGCTACGGCAACCCGACCAAGATGCTCGCCATCGCCCGCGAGCGCATGACACCCGAGCAGTGGGCGAAGTTCGAAGCCGACTTCGAGCACTTCTGTGCGTATTGCGGGCTCAACCCGATGGCGCTCGGCGGCCATCATGAGCATGACATCGCATTCAGTTGGGCCAAATGGGCCTATCTCAGCGCGCGACCTGTCGAATGGACGGACAACGAGCACATCCGCGACGCCTATTTCGAGAAGATCGCCATCGCATCGATGACCGACGAGCAGGCGCAGCGCAGTCTGCAACGCTTCAGCATGTGGCAACGGATGAAGGGAGAGACGGCATGAGCATCGTTCTGATCCTCGCCGCCGCACTGGCGATCCTCATCGGCCTCAGCGCCTGGTGCATCGTCTCAGCAGCGCGCGACAACAACACACGCGACTAAACGGGGAACACCATGCGGCCACGTAAATCACGACTCCCTCTCACCCTCGATTCACTGACCGCTCTCATGATCCCCGGCACGCCATACACGACCCTCAAGCTATCCCACATCTTCGACGGTTCGCCGGAGGCCGTGGCGGGGCTGCTGGCGACTCTCACGGCTATTGGCAGGGTCAAGACATCGCTTCCCGAATGCGGGCGCTACAAGGACCAGCGCGAGGAACGACGGGTGTACTGGATTCCGTTGCTTGAACGCACCGATGTCGCGCAGCGGCGCACCGGGCCGGCTGAGGTGGCGGGCGTCCTGACCGGCTATGACCTGACCAGCTTCGCGCGCCTCGCAATGGCTTCTAGACGCTAACTTTCCCGCTGCCTAGCATCTTCGCCATTCACCACAGGGGATCGCCATGCTGAGCCGCGACGACATCGAGACGCTCATGCGCGAAGGTGCACAGGCATTCGAACGCGGCATGGCTGAAAACGTCTGTCCTTACCCGATGCTGAGCCCCTCGATGTGTACGTGGATGCGCGGCTATCAAAACGCGGCCTTTGGCGCCGCACACCAGGAGAAGCACCATGACTGATCCCGTCGCAGAAGCAGCAGCGCAATTGGCCGCTCAGGCCGCCGAGCCGAGCTTGCTCGAAAAGGCTATGGGCACCATCCACGACCTCGAAGCGAAGGTCGAGCACCTGATCCATCCGGATGCGGAGGTTGGCACGGCCGCAGCGGGGGAGTCGGTTCCCAGCTCATCATCGCCTGCGCCGAGTGCCGATTCTGCGGCATCTTCCGCGACGCCAATGGCCATTGCTTCTGCCCCGACTGGCTCGCCCGTCCCGATCGTTGGTGAGCCGGGAAACGCGCCTGCGGTTGCGGAGGCATCTGTGACGGAAGCTGCTACTGCTGAAGTCCCAAACGTCGTTGCCGGTGGTGCGGAACCGGCTTCCTCTGGTTCGGATGCTACTGCGCCGACTGTGAGCGAAACGGTCGCTGAACTCCCAAACGCTGCCGCCACACCGCCCGCTGGCGCTGCTACCGATGCGGCTGGTGATGTCCCAAACGTTGCCTCGGCTGCGGTCGCGTCTACAGCCGAGCCGGGCTCTGCATCGAGTGCCGCTGGCGCAAGTACCACGTCGCCCACCGCCGCAAGTTCCGCTGAGCCGAAGATGGTCGCCATGGACCTCGCATCCGATGCGCCATTGCACATGAAGATCGCGCAGCACCTGGAGTCGATCTACACGCTGGCGAAGTCCATACCCGCCGCCGCTGTCGTCGACACCAGCGCGCTCAAGACGCACGTCGGCGATATCCTGCACCGCATCAGCAACGGCATGGCCGTGACTGAAGGCGAGCTGGTGACGAAGCTCGAAGCTCTGTATCGGCTGCTCTGATGGTCGCATCCACTTTCACGCAAGCGCTCTTCGACAAGATCTGCGACCTGATCGCGGACGGCAAGAGCGTGCGTGAGATTGTCGAGATGAAGGGCATGCCGAGTCGCGCCACATTCCGGCAATGGCACATGCGCACGCCGGAATTGCAGGCGCAATACGACCGCGCGTGCCTTGATCGCGAAGAGGTCTACTTCGAACAGATCATCCAGATCGCAGACGACTCAGCCGGCGATTCGGTCAAGGTCGATGGATTGGACCTCGCGAATCCGGAATATGTGCAGCGCTCACGCCTTCGCATTGACGCCCGCAAATGGACGCTCGCGCGCATGAACCGCAAGAAATACGGCGATCACATCACCGAGGAATTGACCGGCCCGAACGGCGGCCCGCTTCAGGTCGTGCGGCTGCGTATGGCGCCGGTCGAGGAACTGCCGGAATGAACGACGACCGCGACCACTTCGACGAGCGTCTCGGGGGCAGCCGTGGCCGCCGCCGGTGAGATCGAGATCCCGCACAACTGGACGCCGCGCATCTACCAGGGCCGTCTGTGGAACTACCTCATCAACGGTGGTACGCGCGCGATCGACATCGCACATCGCCGCTGGGGAAAGGATGAGGTTGCGCTGCACTGGACGTGCCTTGCTGCCCACGATCGCATCGCCAGCTACTGGCACATGCTCCCTCAGGCATCGCAGGCACGTAAGGCCATCTGGGACGCCATCAATCCGCACACCGGCAAGCGGCGCATTGACGAAGCCTTTCCGCATGAGCTCCGCAAGCGCACGCGCGAGAACGACATGTTCATCGAGTTTCGCACCGGCTCGACGTGGCAAGTGCTCGGCAGTGACAACTTCAACTCTCTCGTCGGCTCGCCGCCTGCCGGTCTCGTGCTCTCAGAGTGGGCGCTCTGCAATCCGGCTGCATGGGCCTATCTGAAGCCGATCCTTGACGAAAACGGCGGCTGGGCCATCTTCATCACCACGCCGCGCGGCAAGAATCACGCACACGCCATGTTTCAGATGGCGCTGAAAAACCCGAAGTGGTTTGCCGAGGTCTCGAATGTGCTGAAAACCGGCCGTTTCTCACGCGATGAGCTTGAGGAACAGCGTGCCGAGTACATCAGCATGTTTGGCGAGGACCAGGGTAACGCGATGTTCGAGCAGGAGTTGCTGTGCAGCTTCGAAGCGGCGATTCTCGGGGCGTTCTATGGCGTTGAAATGGCCACCGCCGAGAGCGAAGGGCGCATCACCAGCGTTCCGCATGATCCGGCATTGCCCGTCTACACCGCGTGGGACTTGGGACGCACCGACGACACAAGCATCTGGTTCTTTCAGACGCATTGGGGCGAGATCCGCGTTATCGACCACTACAAGGCCAACGGCAAAGACCCGAAGCACTATGCCGAGGTCATCCATGGTCGCAAGATCGACGTGTCGGAGTATGGCGAGAACGGCAAGCCGGTGAAATGGAAGCTAGGCGCACCGATCCCCGAACATGCTCACCATATCGCCTATCACTACGGCAAGCACTGGCTGCCGCATGACGCCAGGCCGAAGAGTTTCGCGTCGCCGCGGTCCGCCATCGAGCAACTGAACGATTTCAACGTGAAGGCGTACATCGTGCCCAGCCTGTCGGTGCAGGATGGCATTCAGGCCGCGCGCGCCACGCTGAAACACGTCTATTTCGATGCGGAGCGCTGCGAGTTCGGTATCGAGTCGCTGAAGAACTACCGGCGCGAATGGGATGAGGACGCGAAGATGTTCAGCGACAAGCCGGAGCACGACTGGACCTCGCACGCGGCCGACGCCTTCCGTTACATGTCGCTTATCTGGCGCAATCCGGACTCAGAGAAGCCGATCGAGAAGCCGCGCTTCCTGCATGACCTGACCGCCAACGAAGTGTTCTGGCCGAAGCATGAGCAGGGCAGCGGACAACGGGAGCGCATCTGATGTACGGGATATCCGACCTTCAGAAGCTCGTGCAGATGCTCAATTTTCTGGGTATTTCGCCGGGTTCTGGCTCGCCTGCTCATGCGGTGGTGCTCGGTGGCGGGACATATGCAACACCGGGTGTTGCGGGCACGCTGTTCGCCTCGAATGGAGCGAGCGCAGATCCATCGTTTCAGACGCTTGCGGCGCTCGGCATTCAGCCTGCCGGCAGCTATGCCCCTCTCCCATTGCCGGCCGGTTCAGTCGGCTCAAGCCAGATCTCCAATGGTGCAGTCGGTGCGGCGCAACTCGGTGCGAACGTCGTCGGCGATGGGCAGCTTGCATGGGGCGGTGTTCTCTACCGCAACGTCGATACCATTGCAGCGCTTCGCACGCTATCGAAGATCATCTACACGCGCGTCTTCGCAACAGGCTATTACGCGGCTGGCGATGGTGGGGGCGGTGCATACCGGTATAACCCGAGCGACACCACAAGCTCTGACAATGGCGGTTCTATCATCGTTGCCGCAGATGGCGGCCGGTGGTATCTGGTGCCGCACGGCGTCCTGTCGGTTAAACAGTTCGGCGCTTATGGCGATGGTACTCACGATGACACCGCATCGATTCAGGCTGCAATCAATTCATTGCCATCCAGCGGCGGGACCATCCGATTTACCGCTGGAACCTATCTCATATCGTCATCGATCAATCTGGGTAACGGAAACTCTGCCGCATCGTCAACGATCAATGGAATCGCCCTGGTGGGCGATGGCCTGCCGGGCCTCACTACACTCCATGCAACCGGATATGCGGTCAACCCAACGGTAAAGATCAAATGGACGGGCGCCAGTGCTGTGCCCATGTTCCAGATCAATGGTCCATTGGCAGGCTGGGGGCTGAAGAATCTCTATATTGACGGCAACCTCACAGCAACCATCGGGATCATTCAATTTTCCGCATCGGCCGGGGATTGCAAAAATCTGAGCATCACGAATTGCACTACTGCGCAAATCTGGTCGGCCAGCTATGCAACTTTCGCGGGCGCGACCCTGACCGATTCAATCCAGAATTACTGGCGCAACATCACCGTCCAGAACCCGGCAGTTTCCGGCGTATACGGGATCGTCATGGATGGCGCATCGAACTCTGATTCGGACTACAACACATTCGTTCAGACGACCATCGTTATGGACCCATCTGTAGCGAACTATGGCCTTTATTTGCGTGCCGCCGATTCTGTCGGATTCATCAATCTGCATATCTTCGGCGCGAGCAGCGGCGGTATCACCTTTGACTACTCGTTCCGGGACTTCTGGCCGGCTGGCTGCTGGCTGCAAGCGGTCGACAATACCTCCGGATGGGCCAACATCGGCACACCGGGGAATATTGGTGGCCCGGTCGGAGCGAACGTTCTGCATTCCGTATTAGAGGCAAACGGCGCGACCTATCCGTCCCTTCCTAATCTGCTGGTGCCGGCTCTCCCCGGCCGGTGGGCCGGTCTGAATATGCCCGGTCAGAATGCCGCAATTGCAGCGCAGGCAATCACCCCTTACGTTGTGCGCCATTCAGGTCTTTTCAGGCTATCCGGATATCTGTCAATTACGACGGCCGGGTCAGCTGCTGGAACGGTTACGCCAAAGATGTCCTGGAACGACGGCAATAACGGTGCCTCGATTGCGGGCGCTGGCATCGCACCGAGCGGGGGCTTCTCTCCATTTTCCCAGATTGTTTATGCTGCGGCCGGAACGAATATCTCCTATGAGGTTGATTTCTCCGGCGTCACGGCCAACCCGACATACACCGTTAATTTTGTTGTCGAGCAACTTTCTTAAAGGATGCCCATGTTCAAACGCTTAATCCCCTTTATAACTGCGCTGGCCTTTTCGGCGAGTGCGATCGCCACGACGCTGAACCCGATCCAGCTTCTCGCGCCAATCGCGGCGAACACGGTCGTTTCCAACTTCACCGGATCGAGCGCATCGCCGACAGCGTTCGTCATGCCGAGCTGCTCGACTTCGACCAGCGCTCTGCAATACACGAGCGGGACCGGGTTCACGTGCTACGCGAACTCGGCGACGACGACCGGAACGTTGGCGCAATTCGCCGCGACGACGAGCACGCAACTGGCCGGCGTCATAAGCGATGAGACGGGCTCTGGTGTCCTGGTCTTCGGCACATCGCCGACGATCGGAACACCGACGATTTCAGGCGGCACCATCAACAGCACGTCGGTTGGCGCGACGACTCCTAACACGGGGGCATTCACCACGCTCTCGGCGACTGGCCTGGTCTCGCCATCGAGCACAGTCGGCATCAAAGGCACGGCGACGAACGATAATACGCAGGCTGGCAGTATCGGTGAGTTTCCGATACCGACAAACCTGTCAGCGGTTTCATTGACCACTATCGTTCCCGCTAACGTCTCAAGCGTCTCTTTGACGGCGGGCGATTGGGATATTCAAGGGACTGTAGTCTATGTACCTGCTGGTTCGACCACGGCGACTACATTTGTTTCGGGTATCTCGACTACTTCAGCGACTCTTGGCGCGAATGGCACCTTTTCCGCTCAAGTGTCCACATATGCTGCCGGAACGGGACAGCCTTCGATAACCAGCCCCACTGTGCGGATTAGCCTCGCATCGACAACTACAGTGTTTCTCATTGCCGATGCAAATTTCGCCGTGAGTACCTGTACCGCATCAGGTTTTCTGCGCGCCCGCCGCGTTCGCTAAGGAGAGCATCATGTTGCGAGCAGTATCGAACGTCGTCACGCCGCCATTCCCTCTTGCTGCAAACGCACGCGGGCTGATCAACGGCGCATATGCGACCTATCCTGTGGGCTGTACGGTCGTCGCGACGCGCACAACCGGAACATTTAACTGGACCGGGTCAACCGCCTCGACGCCTTTTGATGTCATCACGATCCCGGCTAACACGATCGGCCCGTCTGGTCATCTGGAAGTTGAAATCAAATGGTCATTCACTTCGAGCGCAAATGCGAAAACGCTCGGCGTTGTGATGGGCCATACGAATTTCGCCTGGACCGATGTGCAGACGACGAACCACAGTTCGACGATGAAGTTTTCGATTCAGAATCAGGGCACGACGCAATCGCAACTCGGGGCATCGGGCACCAACAACGGCGGCAGCACGCTCGATTTCGATTTTCTCGCCTTCGACTTTTCGCAGGAGCAGCGGCTTACGCTGTGGGGCACGCTGGCCAACGCGGCCGATGTGATGAAGATTCAAAGCTTCACGGTCAAGGCATATAACCCGCCCTGCTATAGCACCGCGCGCCTGAAGTACGGAACGCCGCTTTTCTACGGCGCGAACGCCCACTTCGACGACAGTCAATCCATCGCCTTCCACATCGCCGGTATGAAGACGATGGGCATGAAGTTGATGCGCATGACCTACGAATGGACCGCGCTCTCGACGCTCGTCGCTTACGCACAGGCGCTTCAGACGGACGGCACCGGTATCCAGATGCTCTGTTGTCTCGATGTGGGGATCAACAGCTATCCGGACGAAGCATCGGCCTATTCGGCGACATTCGCGGCGGTCTTGCCGATCGTGCAGGCGCTCGCTGCGGTGGGTGTGACGATGTTCGAATGCGGCAATGAGATGGACACGAAGGCTGGGCTCAACACTGGTGACGCTCAGGGCGGTTTACCGTCCGACTACAGCAACACCTTGGTGCCGATCTATCGCGGCGTGCAGCGTGGCGCGATTGACGCCGTGCATGCTGTGGCCGGATGCCTTGCCTGCTCGAATGCCTACACGGTCTGCTCGATCGCCCTGGCCGACATGATGTGGTATGGCACACAGCCGGACGGCACGAGCGGGCATCCTCTGGTGCGCTGGGACATCACGAGCTGGCACAACTACGAAGATTACGGGCCGCTGACCGCCGTCGAAATGGGCAACGCACGCCCATGGGTGAACATCTACGAGTACTGCAATCGCCGTTTCGGTGGTGTGCCGATCATGATCACCGAGTGGAATGGGAAGTCGTCCGACACCGATGCTCAGCGCGCCGCGTGGGCCTCACGTCATATGACCGAGGCTTATAACAACCGCTACCGGTGGAATATTGCTTCGATCATCGTGTACGAACTCTACGGCTCGCCGTGGCAGGTTCTGGACGGGGTCGCGAACACGCCAATCAGCACCTTCGGCACCACGGTTCAATCCTTCATCTCCAGCAATCCCGACACCGGACTATAAGCCATGAACACACAGCCTTTCGCGATTGGACAGACCACGAAGATTGCGGTAACGAGCTCTAGCCAGAACGTTGTAATCGACTCGGCGACCAAATTTCCGAATCAGACCGCGCGAGTCGTCGTCACGACCGGGAACGTCTATCTCAGATTCACCAGCAACGCCACCGATACCGCATCTGTCACCACGGATATGCCGGTTCTTTCTGGCACCGTTGAGACGTTCTCCAAGGGCGACAATTGCAATATCGCAATCGTTGCTGATACGACGGCGACCGTGTGGGTGACGGTCGGGGAAGGTATGTGATGAGCGAAGCTCGCGCGCAGGGCGACACTGCTCTCTCCACCGATAACACCGTTGTCCGGTGGATCAAGGAGATCGAGCTATACGAATCCAAGGCTGATGCATGGGAGACCAAATCGAAGAAGATCCTGCGCCGGTACAAAGACGAGCGGAACGCGCGCGAGGGCAAGGAGAGCCGCTATAACGTGCTCTGGTCGAATATCCAGACGCTGCTCCCGGCGCTCTATTCGAAGAATCCGAAGCCGGACTTTCAGCGGCGCTTTCTCGATGCCGATCCGGTCGGCCGCGTGACGTGTCAGGTGCTTGAGCGCGCCACGAGCTTTACGCTCGACAAGGAAGACTTCTTCCTCACCGCGCGCCAGTGCGTGACCGATCGGCTGTTACCGGGCCGTGGTACGGTCTGGATTCGCTACGTACCGCACTTCGCCGAGGGCGGGGACGGTATGCTCGGCAACGAAGGCCCTGAGATCGACGACGACGCCAACGCCAATGAAGCACCCAACGTCGAGCAGCACGCATCGAGCGGTGAGGCGATCGTCGACGTGGAGTATGAAGAGATCGATATCGATTACGTGCACTGGTCTGACTTCGGCCACACGATCGCCCGCACATGGCAGGAGGTCCGCGCCGTGTGGCGCATCTGTTATCTGACGCGCGACGAGCTGGTGAAGCGCTTCGGCGCCGAGAAGGGCAAGCGCGTGCCGCTCGACTACAAGCCCGAGGATCTGAAGGGGCAGGAAGTCACCGAGTACCAGCAGAAAGCGCGCATCTACGAGATCTGGGACAAGACGACGAAGAAGGTCTATTGGCTCTCGAAGGGCATGATGTTCGAATGCCTCGACGAGCGCGACGACATGCTCGGGCTCGAAGACTTCTTCCCATGCCCGCGGCCGATGCTGCCGAACCACGCCAACGACACCGTTATCCCGGTGCCTGACTATGCGATGTATCAGGATCAGGCGAACTCGCTCGACGACCTGACATCGCGTTGCAAGCTGCTGTCGGATGCGCTGCGTGTGGCCGGCGTCTATGATTCGAGCGTGCCGGGGCTTCAACAGATCCTTGCGGGCGGCTATGACAACCGTTTAGTGCCGGTCGACTCATGGGCAGCATTCGCGGAGAAGGGCGGCGTACAGGGCGCGATTGCATTCATCCCTATGCAGGAGATCGCCGAGACGCTGCAATCGCTCTATGAGACGCGCGAGAAGGTCAAGCAGGACCTGTATGAGATCACCGGCATGGCCGACATCATTCGCGGCTCGACCGATCCTGACGAGACCTACGGCGCGCAGAAGATCAAATCCAATTGGGCATCGATCCGCCTGGTGGATATGCAAGCCGAGGTGCAGCGCTTCGCGCGCGATGTCGTCGTGATCGTGGCCGAGGTGCTCTCGAATCAGTTCGACATCAAGACGCTCGCCGAGATCTCCGGCTATCCGCTGATGACCGCGCAGGAGAAGCAGATCGCGCAGATGATCACGCAGATGGGCGGGACGCTGCCCGACGACATGGAGAAGCCGTTCACCGAGCCGACATGGGAAGAGGTCGACAAGCTCTTGCGCGATTCCAACATGCGTCATTTCCGGCTCGACATCGAGACCGATTCGACGCTCAAGATGGACCAGATGCAGGAGAAGCAGGACCGCACCGAGTTCCTGACGGCGGTCGGCGGCTTCCTGAAGTCGGCGGAAGGCGCTGATCCGGCGATGATGCCGCTGCTCGGCCAGATGCTTATGTTCGCGGTGCGCGCGTTCCCGGTCGGCAAGCAGATGGAATCATGCCTGCAAGAGACCGTCGACGCGCTTGAGAAGCGGGCGAAGCAGGCGCAGAGCAGCCCGAAACCCGATCCGGAGCAGATGAAGATTCAGGCTCAGATGCAGATCGCGCAGGGCAAGCAACAGGGCGATATGCAGGCCGAGCAGATGCGCGGCCAGATCGAACTCAAGAAGCTTCAGCAGGAGGCCCAGAACGATCAGCAGAAGGCCCAGCTTGACGCGTGGGTAGCGCAGCAGGAGCAGCAGGCGCAAGCCCGTCAGGCGCAGCAGGAGCAGCAGCTAGAGGCGCAGCGCAATGCGATGGACGCGCAGAATCAATTGATGATCGAGCGCATGAAGGCGCACATGGAGCAGCAGACCGAAGGCCTGAAGCAGTCCATGACGCTGCTGATCGCGCAGTTGAACAACGCGCGCGCCATCGAAGTCGCGGAGATCGGCGCTCAGTCGGCGCTCGACACCGCACAAATCAGCGCGGCGAATGCCGCAACCTCGGGGGAATGACGTGCCACTTTACACGTTTGAATGTCCGCAATGCGGGCAGACCGAAGCAGCGTTTCGCAAGATCGCGGACCGCAATGAAGCGCCGGAATGCAGGCACGGCGCGGGGGCAATTCGCATGCGGCGCATCGTCGAAGCCCCCATGGTCGCGCCCGATATCGGCCCATACCAAGCCGTGGCCGTCGACGTTGCCACCGGCCGCCCGCCCGTCATCAACAGCCGCAGCGCGCACCGCGACTTCCTGAAACGCAACGGCTATACCGAAGTGGGCAATGAGCGCATCGGCCGCGCGCCGGGAGAAGTCCGCGGCGATTTCAACCTGCGCAAGGAACTGACTCAGGCCACGCGCGAAGTCTTGGGGAAACAGAAATGATCGGCGCCTTCCTTCCGCGTCTCGTGGAGCTCCTGCATCAGACGCAGGCTCAAGCCCAGCAGCGGGCGCTTCAGCAGGCGCAAGCGGCACAGCATCCACCTGGGCCGCCGCCCGGTGCGCCGCCCGCTCCGATGCCGCCGCAGGGCATGCCGCCGCACTGATTCATTGCAGCGGTTTTTGCCGCTGCCTAGCATCTACCGCATACAAATCAGCGGGGATGCGAGATGGACGGCGATAACGGTCAAATTGGCGACGCGGGCGCAGTAGAACAGACGCAGGAACTGTCTCTGCGCGAAGAGTTGGCGAAGAATCTCGCGGACCTGAAGGGCGACGCTGGCGATGATGCTGGCGTTGGCACTCCCGTCGAGAAGATCGTCACCACCCCGCCTGCCGAAGCAAGCGCCGGCAATCCGACCGAATCGAAGGTCACGCCCGCTGAAACACCGGCCGCCGTCGAGTCGAAAGCCAAAGCGCCGCAGAGCTGGTCAGCGACCGAAAAAGCGCATTGGGACAAGATCCCGGCCGAAGTTCAAGCCGTCATTGCGCGCCGCGAAGAAGAAGCACACCGCGGCATCACCGCGCTCGGGCAGGACGCTGCGCTCGGCAAGAAGCTGAAAGACGTCATCAACCCTTATCTCCCGATGATCCGCGCCGAAGGTGGCACCGAAGAAGGCGCGGTTCGGGATCTACTCCAGACAGCCTATACCTTGCGCACCGGCACGCCTCAGCAGAAAGCCGAGGTCATGCAGCACGTGGCGAGACTGTATGGAGTGGATTTGTCTGTCGCTGCGCAAGGCGCGCCACAGGTCAACCCGGAAGTGCAATCACTCCGTCAGGAAATTGCTCAACTCCGCGGTTATCTGGGCAATGCCGAGCAGCAGCAACATCAGCATGTACAGGGGCAGGCTCAAGCCATCATCGAGACCTTCGCTGCCGATCCGAAGAACGAGTTCTACGAACAGGTGAAGCCGCTTATGGCCCATCTCCTGGTCGGTGGACAGGCCAAGGATATGCAGGAGGCGTACGACATGGCGTGCCATGCGAACCCTGATGTTCGTTCCACAATTCTCACCCGCTCACAGGCGGATGCAGAGGCGAAGCGAGCAGCCGACGCGAAAGCGAAAGCTGATGCAAAGCGTAAGGCAGCAGGATCGATCAGCGGATCACCGGCCGGGACTGTCTCGACCACGACCACCGCGAATCAGAACCTCTCCCTACGCGATGAACTGCGGCAAGCAATGCGAGCCGCTAACTCGTAACCCTCTGGGAGTCACATCATGGCCCTGCAAAATCCGTCGAGCACCCTCACGGAAATTGTCACGACCACGCTTCGCAACCGTACCGGGAAGCTGGCCGACAACATCACGAAGAACAACGCTCTGTTGTTCCGCCTCCGCAAACGCGGCAACGTCAAGACTGTCTCGGGCGGCCGGACGATCGTCCAGGAACTCGAATACGCCGAAAACGGCACGTTCAAGCGCTACAGCGGGTATGAAGCGCTGGACATCTCGCCGTCCGATGTGTTCACTGGCGCCGAGTTCAACTACGCGCAAGCCGCGGTGGCCGTCTCGATCTCCGGTCTGGAGCAGCTCCAGAATACCGGCGAAGAAGCGATTATCGATCTGCTCGAATCGCGTATCAAGAACGCGGAAAAGACGCTGGTCAATAACATCGCGCTCGACTGCTATTCGGACGGCACCGCTGACGGCGGCCGGCAGATTGGCGGCCTCGCGCTGCTGGTGTCGAATACGCCGACGACCGGCGTCGTGGGCGGTATCGATGCCTCGACGACCGTCGGCACCTTCTGGCGCAACCTGAAGTTCTCGGGCGTGACGGACGGCGGCGGCGCTACCACTTCGGCTAATATCCAGTCGTACATGAACCGCCTGTACGTGCAGCTCGTGCGTCAGACGGACAAGCCGGATCTGATCGTCGCCGACAACAACTACTTCCGTTTGTATCTGGAATCGTTGCAGGCTATCCAGCGCATCACGTCGAACGAAATGGGCGAGGCGGGCTTCGACTCGCTGAAGTACATGAATTCCGACGTGGTGCTCGATGGTGGCTTCGGCGGCGGTGCTCCGGCGTCGACGATGTATTTCCTGAACACGGATTACATCTACTTCCGCCCGCACGTCGATCGCAACTTCGCCCCGATCGGTGACGACCGGTACGCAGTGAACCAAGACGCGATGGTAAAGCTCGTAGGCTTCGCCGGAAACATGACCGTCTCGAATCGCCGCCTCCAGGGCGTCTTTCTGGCCTAAAGGAGAAACGATATGTCTTTCATTGCATATGACGTCACGATGGGCGTCGTCAAGCTGACGAATATCGACACCGTCGGTCCGGGTCCGGTCAATCTCGTTGCAGGCACTGGCGCGGGTCGCCAGTCGTTCAGCTTCGAAATCATGCGCGGCTATGACGCGGCGCTCGGTGGCGGCGAATTCGTGTTCGCGCAGTTCAGCGGCACGATTGCGGCCGGTACGGTGTGCCAGTTCAACCAGTCGCTCACCAGCGGCGCAATCGTCAACTCGGCCGCAGCATGGGCCGGCACCGCGAACAGCGGCGACGTGATCGGCGTGGCTCTTGCGGCCGGCACTGTCGGCCAATGGGGCTGGTTCCAGGTCAGCGGCAACGCCATTGCCACCTGTCAGGGTGCGCCGGTCGCCGGCAACCCGGTCTACTGGCAGGCAGCGGGCGTAGTCAGCCCGACGCTGGTCGCCGGCAAGCAGTTGCTTGGCGCCAAGTTCGCGACGGCACCCGCCGTCACGCTCGGCACCGGTTCGACGGCTGTCGTTCTGTCGGCCACGCAGGCTGTCTTGCTGCTCGACCGTTGTACGGCTCAGTCGAACATCACGTAATTCTCGCGGCAGCATCTTACCGGGGCTTCGGCCCCGGTCTTTTTCCCCTTCTGGAGACTCACCACCATGGATTTCGCACAGGCCCGCATCGTCGAAAGTGGCAACCAGCTTCATGTAATGCACGGCGACGATAGCCGTCTGTACGTCGAATTCACGATGGAAGCGATCCATCAGACCGCCAAGTCTGAAGCAGAAGGGCGCCCGATTTTCAAGGATGTGCCGCATGTGCACATTCATTTCCCCGGCGATCGCACGAAGCAGATCTTCCGTCCGGTGAAGTTCATCGACGATCACCAGGGGCCGGCCGATCCGGTGCGCTTCCCGAAACAGTGGGCCGCATTTCAGGCGCAGGCCGAGCAGGTACAGGACGGGACGCCGGTCGAGCATTGGGGACCGCTGACGAAGTCGCAGGCAATGGAATTCAAGGCGATGCACATTCACACGGTCGAGCAGCTGGCCGGCATCTCCGACAGCAATCTGTCTTGGCTCGGCGCGCGCGAGCTGCGCGACAAGGCGATTGCGTGGCTTGCGCAGGCAGACGGCGGCAAGGAAACGATGCGCTTGCAGGGCGAACTGGCGAAGCGTGACGCCGATATCGACGACCTGAAGCGTCAGGTTAAAGAACTCGCCGCGCTCGTGCAGGCCGGCGCAGAAGTCAAAGTGAAGAAATAACCCATGACCCAGCCCCTTACCTCCAGCGGCCAGAAAACCATTCTGCGGATCGTGCAGGAGGTAATGGGCGACTTCGGCTTGCCACAGCCTACCCAGGTCATCGGCAATACCGACAAGACGGTCTCGCAGATGCTCATTCACGCAACACGCGTGGGCGAGGATCTAGCGTCGCGCGGCGGCATGAATGATGGCTGGCCGGCGATGCGCAAGGAATACACGTTCAATCTCGTCGGCTTCGGCGGCTACTCGGGCAACACGACGCAGGGTTCGAACGTCATCACGAACATGAACACGGTCGCGAACATCGCGGTCGGCATGGTCGGCACGAGCACGGCGACGCCGTACGGTGTGACGGTCATCGCTGTCGATCCTGTCGGCATGACCGTGACGCTTAACCAGAACGCGCTCAATACCGACACCGGTGCGCTGTTCTCGTTCGGCAACGAGAGCTACCCGATTCCGGCCGATGCGGACCACTTCATCCAGCAGACCGGATGGGATCGTTCGTTTCGCTGGCAGCTCGTCGGCCCGCTCTCGGCGCAGGAATGGCAGGTGCTGAAGTCCGGTATCAGTCCGACCGGGCCGCGCCTGCGCTACCGGATCATGGACAGCATGATCTTCGTCAACCCGGTTCCAGCATCGCTCGACAGCCTGGTGATGGAGTACTACTCAACCGGCTGGTGTCAGTCGGTGGCCGGCGTCCCGCAGACGGCATGGGCGGCCGATACGGATACACCAGTCTTGCAGGACCGGCTTTTCATTCTCGGCATCATCGCGCGTTTCCTCAATCGCAAGGGCTTCGATTCGACCTCCGCACAGCGCGAGTATGACGACGCGGTAGAGGCGGCGATCGGGCGCTCGGGCGCATCTCGAGTCTTGCCGATCAATGCGCGCGCAGAGCCGCCGATTCTGCTGGGTTCCGCCAACGTGCCTGATTCCGGTTATGGCACATAAATATATTTAGGAATGTTGAGATTGCCGCTGCCTACGATGGACATGACCCAAAAAAAGGAGGTGTCATGTTCACAATCGAAGGAATGCCGGAATCTTGGAAGCTGCGCGCGCTGGCCCGATTCATGGAAAAGATCGATGATTCGAACGGGACCGGGTGTTGGGAATGGCGAGCCAGCATATATGAAAGTGGCTACGGGCAATTTTATTACGGCGAGATCGACAGTAAAGAGAGACAGGGGAAGGCGCACAAAGCCGCATGGCTACTCTTGCGCGGCCCAGTTCCGGAAGGAATGCATGTGCTTCATCGCTGCAATAACCGGAAATGCTGTAACCCTGGTCACCTATATCTCGGCACGCATGAGGACAACATGAAAGACCGTGACGAATCCGGCCGAACCTCACGCGGCGCGCACCGATACAACTTCAAACGCGATGAGGGCCTAAACGCCAAAATTGGCGAACTCCGCGCGCAGGGTCTGAAAATCAGCATGATTTGCGAGGAGCTCGGCATTGGGACTTCGACTTACTATCGCTGCGTAGCGGCCGGCGCTGTCGATCCGGAAGCAAACAAACAGGCGCGTTCTGCCAACATGAGCGCCGAGATGGCGCGGCGAGCTGCCTGATGCCCCGCAAACAAGTCAACCGCGCGCCGCGCCTCCAGACCGAAACCCTTCCGCCTCCCGTTGGCGGCCTCAATACGCTCGACGCGGTGGCGAACATGCCGCCCACCGACGCCGTCATTCTGGACAACTATTTCCCTGGCACCGCTGACGTTCCGTTGCGCAATGGCTATCAGACGTGGGGCTCGGGCCTGACGAACGTCGAGACGCTCGCGGTATATACGAGTGGCACGACCAAAAAAATGTTCGCGGTCGCCAAGGGCAAGATTTACGACGTGTCGGCCAATCAGGCGATCGGCTCGGGGAATGTCGTCGTCGAGGGGCCGTTCATCAGCGTGAGCGGGCAGAGCACCCTGGCCCTGTCGCAGACCTACGCGTCGCCCGCCGATATCCTTGTCCACTTCGACGGCGTCTATCAGGGCTTCGATCAGTACACGGTTGGCACGAACAGCATCACCTTCACGTCGCCGATCCCGCCTGGCGTGACTCAGGTCTATATCGAGAGCATCGGCGCGGCCGCGGCGGATATCACCGCAGAAGGTCCATTCACCGGCGTCGGCGGCCAGACCTCGGTAACGCTCTCGCAGACCTACGGCGGCACGATAAACCTGATCGTCTACTTCGACGGCACCTATCAGGGACCGGACCAGTATTCGCTCGCCGGCAAGGTGCTGACCTTCACGGCGGCTATCCCGGCCTTTGTCTCGAAGGTCTATGTGATCGCCGTCGCGATCGGCAACATCGCACAGGAAGGGCCTTATACGGGCGTTGGCGGGCAGACGACGCTTACCCTCAGCCAGACCTATCCGGCCTCGGCCAACCTGCTGATTCACTTCGACGGCGGGTTCCAAGGCCCGGACCAGTACAGCATCAGCGGAACGACGCTCACCTTTACTTCGGCGATCCCGGCCGGTATCGGCAAGGTCTACGTGATCGCGATCGGCTCATCGCTCATCTCTGGGCTCACGAATTCCCGCTGGCAGTATGTGAACTTCAGCAATGCCGGCGCAGAATTCCTCGTGATGTGCAATGGCATCGATCCGGTGCTGATCTACAACGGCACCGCGTGGCAGGAAGTCACGCAGTCGTCGACGCCGATCGCGATTACTGGAGTCGATCCGACGACCTTCGCGAGCGTCAACGTGTTCGCGCAGCGCCTGTGGTTCGCCAAGCTGAACACGGCGCAGGCGTGGTATCTGCCGGTCGGCCAGGTGGGCGGCGCAGCCAACGTGCTCGACATCGGCTCAGAGCTGACGCTCGGCGGCTTCTTGGCCGGCATGGCCACATGGAACATTGACGACTCGGCTGGCCTGAATCCGTACCTTGTGCTGATCAGCTCGGTGGGTGAGGCGGTCGTCTATCAGGGTTCCGATCCATCGCAGGCGAACAGTTTCGGCATCTCTGCTCATTTCCGCATCGGTGCGCCGACTGGCCGCCGCTTCTACGAGAAGTACGGTTCAGACATCGTATTTATCGGTGCCGACGGTCTGACGCCACTCAGCAAGGCGCTGCTTAGCGACCGCTCGGAGCGCAATGAAACGCTCACGCGCAAGATCAGCCCGAGCGTGACGGCTGACGTGGCCGCCTATGGCGCGCACTTCGGCTGGCAGGTCATCCTCTATCCGGACGGTAACAAGCTCGTCGTGAACGTGCCCGAGGCCGAGGATACGACCTCGCATCAGTACGTCATGAACACGCTGACGAACGCATGGTGCCGCTTCACCGGGTGGAATTCGACGTGCTTCGCCTATTTCAACAGCGGCCTGTTCTTTGGCGGCCCGCTCGGCGTCGCGCAAGCTGATGTTGGCAATGACGATGGCGGAAACGCAATCGATGCCGACATCAAGCCAGCCTTCAATTACTTTGGCCAGCGCGGCATGCAGAAGTATTTCAAGATGGTCAAGCCGCTCTTTCTGGCGAACTCGCCTTTCGTGCTGCAAATGGATCTGTCGGTCGACTTCAACAACACGTTGCCGACCTCGACGCCTGGGTTCTCGCAGGGCTTCTCGACGCCTTGGGACACGACGCCTTGGGATCAGGTGCCGTGGAATGGCGCGCAGATCATTCAGTCGGATTGGGAATCGATCGACGGCATTGGCTATGCGGCCACCTATCGCATGCGCACGCAGACGAAGGGGATCGCCTATTCGATCGAGTCGGCCACCTTCCTGTTTGAGCCGCAGACGCAGATAACACTCTGAATTCCCGCTGACTATACTCAGCCGCAGATTTTCCATCTTCATGCATGCGGGGCCTCTCCCGCGGTAAAAGGTGCGCCGAGCCAGACCGCGCGCCTTCGTGCATCCAGCTTTGCGCATC